GACGCCGGGTGATACTTGAAATGCCATCGCTTTATCCTCTGTTGTTATTGAGTTAGTTAATATGTATCATAATAAGAATAGTCAATGGTATTATTTATAATATAATAAATCCTATAAGGTCCACTGTTCTCGTATGATTACCTCTTCTGTGTTTAATTCTGGTTCATTTTGATTCCAGATTGATTTATCTTTAAATATATTAACAAATTGTGTGGTAATACCACCTACATATTTTTCAATCCCTCTAAAGCCTGGATTTGAATTAACCTCTAAACAATAAGGTTTTTCTTTTTCTCGGTCATCTGAAGGTAATAAATCAATACCTGATAATCTGGTACCAAATGCCTTTGCTATTCGGAGTGCTTCTGATTTTTCAATGTCTGTAAGGTCTATTTTAGATGCCTCAGCACCCAATGAAACATTACTTCTTCCATCGCCTGTGATTACTTCTCTTTTCATCGAACCTAGTATCTGACCTTCGCAAACTATAACACGAATATCGTAATCTATAGGCACAAACTCTTGTATGATTAGTGGTAAGTGTTTGTTATATAATAAGGTCATCTGTACTAAAGCCTTTAGCGACCTCATACTTTCTACAATAACAACACCTACACCAGTTTGAGTTCCAGTGGATGATTTTAATACGATTGGAAACTTTGTTTTTAATTTTGCTACGCATTCTTCTACTTCAGATGAATGTGTTATTGGTATTGTTTTAGGGGTTCGAATGTTTTCTTTTACCATTTTAAGGTAACTAAAATATTTACTTGTGCATAAATCAAAAGCCTCGGTATCGTTTACCAGTGTATATCCATACATTTCAAAGTTTTTCATCTCATCGTACCAATTACGATTACCTGTAAACCCTATTGTACCTAAACCTCTTGCTAAAATAAGTGTTTTGTCTGGGTGTATCATAATAGGTTTTTGATATTCCTTAGTGCCTTTATCGTCAGGCATAATCACAAGACCATCTTTATCATATGCGTATGAGGTTAATATGTGACCTTCGTCCTTTTTCTGAATATCCAATCCTGGGAAATCTACAACATGTACCTTAATGCCTTCTTTTTTGGCTTTGGCCGCTAATAAAATATGGTCACCAGTATCTTTAGAGTTAGTATCTCTAACATGAGCCTGTGAGTGTGTTAAAATTAATATTTCATATTTCATAGTTTATGTCCTTTCCATTCCTGTTCGAACCAGATGTTACCATCGTTGTCCCTTGTACTATTTATACTTTCATAGTTTTCACTATTAATGTGGCCAAAGGGTAACATATCATCTTGTATTGCTTGTAATCTTTCCCTATATAACATGTTCTTCATATCAATGTTTGTTAAATTTTGAAATACATCTGTTGTGGTAAACCAAGCAAATAAAACCAAATTCATCATTAAATCATCATGGTTAGATGCTGATGCCTCGTATGAACTTCCTCTTGACACAAAAGTACTCATTTCGACTATCGTTTGTGCATCATATATTGTTAATTTCTTTTGTTCAATTAAATCTTTAATACTAGAACAACCAACTCTTTTTATTCTTCGAGTCATTGTTGCACCTAAAGCATTAGCCTTTACCGTGGATTCTACAAACATGTTTTCATATTCCAAATCGTAATATAATCCATTACAAACTACAGCACCTTGGTCGTTACTTTCTATAACAACATAGGCTTCATTATATGTGTTTGCATATTTATAAACAATATCTGGTAATAATAAAGGCGATATGGTATTATCTCTAAATACTGCCACTTGCTCAAAAATATTTTCAGTTACATCGATTATGGTAAATGTACTATAATCCTGATTTCTACCCTTTGAAACATCCACTGTCATTATATATTCATGTCCATCAATTGGCTGTTTGTATATAAAGGTATTTTCCTTATAAAACTCTGGTTCAACACTTTGTTGAGCTAATAAACAGTTGGCAGCTATAAGAGTATTACCTCTACCGTGAAAGGTATTACCAAACTCTTGTTCAAACTGTAATTCAGATGTATTACCTACTGTTTCTTTTTTCCACTTTTCATCACGGCCTGGAACATCCCACCAATCTACTCGAAATGGTTTATAATCATTTGTCCCTTGTGAAGCTCCTTCCCATAACTTGTGATATACATTACCTATTCCATTTGCTGTTGATGTAATAATAATCTGTGTATCTTTACCAGCAGATACCACAGGATATGTTGATGTATAAAATTGTGCATCATTTTCAACAAATGCAAACTCATCAAGGAATAGTAAATTAATGGATAAACCCCTAATAGAACTACCACTTGTAGCAGATGCAATAATCTTTGAATTATTACTAAATTCAATACTACCCTTGTTTAATGCTTTACAACCTGGCTGTAAAAAGAATGGTAAATTTTCTAAGGCCAATGTAACACGCGCCAACATTTCTCTTGCAACAGCACCCTTATTAGCTAATACTGCAATAGTTTTTTCTGGGAAAAATACGGCATACCATAAAAGATATACGACCGATGAAATTGATTTACCACTTTGTCTACATGCTAAAACAATACTAAACCTATTATCGTTAAAGTGATTAAACATTCTTTCTTGGTAGGGATATAAATCAAAGGGAACTAGACCTTCATCAAGAGATATAATTTTTATATATTTACGAGCAAAATATGATGGGTCATCCATACACTTTTTATACTCTAGAATCTCCTCCTTTGTAAAAGAAGTTTCGACCCCATCTCGCTTGACATTTGGATTACCTAGGTAACCAAACTCATTATTCTTGACTCTCTGCATCTATTACATTATCCTTATTTAATAATAACCTTTGTAAGTCAGCTGTGCTTCCTACAAACATATTATTATTCGTCACTGTTTTTGCTTCTTCTCTTTCCTCTTGGGTCAAGTCTCTCTTCTGCTTTTGTAAGGACATCAACTTTTCTGTTGTGTCTCCTATGTTCTTTATTGTTTGAGCTAATACCTCGAATGCTCTAGGGTGTTCTGATTCACGAGCCAATTCGGCCAGGACATCCATCGACCTTGTTCCGGTATATATTAAATCCTTATAGGTTTTACGAGAAAAATCATAATCATCTTTTACATCTTTATCAATTTTTATAGGTCTATCTTTTTTTATTTCTGGTAAATTCTTTTCCAATTTGGCCATCATCTGTTCTTTCTTTTCCACTATTCAATTCCATCTTCAGTTATATTTGTTGTGACCGTAAAGCTTGATTCAGTATCAGTTGAACCAATTGTAAAATCCATTTCTTCAAACAATTTTGTTGTTACATCTTTGTCATGGAAATCAATATTAACTTCTCTAATAATTTTCTGGTCTGCTGTAGGCCCATAAAACTTCATCTTCATAGAAAAATCTAATTGATATATTAATACTCTACGCTCTACGAAATCACCTTCGTATTGGTCATCTATTGCTACAGCATTTAATACCACAGAAACATCTTGTTTGTGGTTGAATCCTTCGACTGGTGTTATTGATACATTATACTCTGGTGCAAAGTATGGTAATATTTGCTCTACAATTTGCAGTCCATCATCTTGGTTTTTTGCCATAATGTATAAAGACATTTCAATATTGTAAGCTGTATTGTGGTTTATTGTTTTCTTTTTACCCACATCAGATGCATGTTCTTCTACAATTTTATTTCTTTTTTGACCTTTTTGTATTGAATCAATACTTAAACCTGTTATTTCAAAGGCCATTCTAGGCAATTTAATTGCCATAGGAGCATCGAATCCAGTTTCTTGGTCTAATCTGGCTAAAAACTTTTGTTTTGGCCCATAAGCTAATGGAACCCTTACCTGATTTAATACGCTACCATCTGCTGCTTTTCTAAGAACCTTTAGGTTATTAAATAGTGTGCCAAAGATAGCAACTGATTTACGCATTGTGGCATGATAAAAATGGTTTCCAAACATTAGTATGTCTCCGATGGGTCACCGAATGGATTTGATTCTGAAAAATCTATAAATCCATCTGCGGCTAATTCAAAGTCAATATTCTGTGAGCCACCATCTGAAGCCCAAGCATTTCCAGTCTCATCAGTTAACTCACTATATATTTTTGCAATAGTTCCTGTATAACTATTTGTTAATCCTGTTACAACACCGCCAACAGTAAAGTCTTTAAACTCTGATGTGCCTGAAGCACCTATATGACCCACAAAGGCCGAACATTGTGTATCTGATGATTTGATTCTTTGTAGTACCTCTCCAAATACTTTGACTGGAGATAGGTAAACTGATGTTAATTTAGATTGTGCACCCATATTACTATGATTTGGGCAATAATAATACAATACTGGCGTTGAGGCCGTAGTGACTATTACTGTTTTCGCACCAGCTTGGCCAGGGGTACCGGTTATAGTTACTCCTGTTGTATATTCTGAACCACCTGCGTGTGAACCCATGGCTGTTGCACTAAGCTTAAAAGGATGTCCACTATTAGAGGCGTTAGATTGGTCAAAGGTAACAGTCGCACCTATAGGTAAAGTTAAGGCAGGATACTGAGCAGTGTTTAAATAGAAAGCACCACCAGCAGCCGTGACTGCAACATTTACAGCCGAGGTATCAAAACTTAATAATTGTTCTATTTGTTCTCCAACTTCAAAGTGATTACCACCTGTAATGGTAATATCCATTCTTTGTTGATATGCGGCTTGAGCTACTTTATTATCTATAGTCTCAATACCCGTTTCAAAGTCCTCATCATTATATTCAAATAATGAACAAGTCATTTTATATATTGGTAGGTTCGATAATTGGAAAAATGGAGTATCATCTTCAACATATGATATTTCAAAGAATGAATTGGTCATTGGAAGGAATAATAAATCTCCTTCTTGTGGTCTTGGGTCTAGAGTATTATCATCAAAGATTCCTACTCTTGTTTCCCATCGTCTCCTTGATACTATAAATGTTGCGTCATCTCTAATTTCTAAACCAAATTTAGAATATAAATCACCAGCACCCTCAAACCCTTCAGTATTTTCAATGTACATTTCTAATAAATATGCATCATCAAAACTTGAAGCCGGGTCTTCATTTAAAACTGTATCTCTATTTACTAGAGTACGAGGAATATAATAGACATCTTGCCCATATATTTTTAATGATTCTATAATCAGGTCTTCGTAAAGGTTTTGTTCACTCTTTACAGCCTGAGAAAAATAAACATTTCTCGGCATAATTTATCCTGTCATGAAGTCGACTGGTTTTTCCCAGTTTAATCGACATTCTTCTACTAATAATTCCAATTCTGCTACTGCATCATCAAACAATTGACGACCATTAAATGTGACTCCACCAGGCATTACCATACCTTCAAACTTTAATAGATTCATTCCCCATTGTTTTTTAATTAATGCAGTTGCGTATCTCTTTAGAAAATAATCGTTATATACATCTGTATATGTGTCTGGGTCAATAATTCTATAACACTCAACTACTAAACTATCGCCTGGTTCTACTTCCTGTGACCAATCCATAAATACATCTAATCTATTTTTATGTTTTTCAAAATTAACATGTTTTTCATCTGAATCAATTACTTGGTCCAAGAGTGCTAAAAATTGTTGTGACATTACATAATCAGTAAGACTGCCCATAAAGCCAAGAGAGTGTATATCGTTTAAATGCATTTGATATCTTACATCAAACATATCTGTTGAGGCTACTGAATCTCTTATTGGTAATAACCGAACAACATCTGTAACTAAATCATTAAGTGGTAAATAACCATTCTCAATGTCACCTTTAACTACTGCTGATGTAACAGCAGTTGTTCCGGAGTCTGCTCCAGTAATTGTTTCACCTACTGCAAACACTTTGTTTGAATCTTTTAATG